TCGATATATGAAAGGAGGTTTTCACATGTATAAGAAAGTGAAACCAAGTATTGGTAAATACTATAAATTACCAAACCCAGGCTTGTGGGCATTTTTAAAACATAACGTTCAGGGTCAACCTGAAGATTACAGGCCACCATTTTGGAACAAGATGGATCGTCAATCAGTTCTTAAGCTTTGGGATGCTGAGTGTGACCGTTTAGGGTTCAGTGAAAAGTTTCCCGATCTCTGGAAGTTTGAACAAGATATGAGGTCTAAAGTTGGACCAATGTCTATTCAACTACCATTGGATCAGCGTCTAACGGATATTGAGAATTACTACACTATGATTGAGAACGATGGTGTACCAATATCTAAGGAAGCAATTGAGGCTACTAAACGATATTTTAGTCCAGTTAAAGGTATTAGACTAAAATCTAGACCTAACGTATTAGCTGAGATGAAATTATCCACAAATAGTGGATCTTGGTTGTTTACTAAGAGAAGGAAAGTTGCAAGAGAAACTTTAAAGTCTGAGTTATATGTTCATGACAAACATTTATATGCACGAACATCAGATAATGAAGTATATCAAATCGCAGGTACTCTCGGTTGGAGAGGTCAAGAGGGTGGTATCGAACCTGACGACGTTAAGCAACGTGTCGTGATTATGGCGTCTTTTCTCCTAAACCTATATGAAGGACAGTTCTACCAACCATTTATTGAGGCGTGTCAAAAACAGAAATTGATACCAGGATGGGTGTCAATGAATCTTGTCGATCAAGAAATCACAGCATTATTTGATACAAAAGGAAGTAATGACTTAGTGATATGCACTGATTTCTCAAAGTTTGATCAGCATTGGAATCAGCATTTAAAAGATGCCACATATGAAGTTATATCATATCTATGTGACGATGCATTTGACAAAGAATTTTATTATGCTAGATTCAACACACCAATAGTATGTTCAGAAGACATCATGTTTGAAGGTACAACAGGGATGCAGTCAGGGCTGAACGGTACTAATCCTGACGAAAATGTGGGACATAAGTCACTACAATTTGAGTGCGCTTTAAATGATCATGCTACGCTAAATCCTCACTCTATGGCGTATGGCGATGATGGTGTTTTAACATTTAAAGGCATTTCCGTCGAAAAAGTAATACAATCATACACTAGTCATGGCTTAGAGATGAATGCCACAAAACAGTATGTGAGTACACATGACTGTGTATTCCTACGTCGCTGGCACGGGACCGACTATCGTGTCAATGGAATCATGGTTGGAGTCTACTCGACCTATCGTGCTTTGGGTAGGTTGCTAGCTCAAGAAAGATTTTATGATCCTGACAAATGGAATGAACGTATGGTAGTTCTAAGAGCTCTATCAATCTTAGAAAATTGTAAATGGCATCCATACTTTCATCAATTTATAGACTTTGTGATGAAAGGGGATAAGCTGAAACTGGGTTTAGCTATTCCAGGTTTCTTCGATGAGTTGCCTAAATTGGCAGAAGAGGCTATCGAATCATTTCCAGATTTCTTAGGTTATACAAAATCTATGCAAGATCGCAATCCTGCACGTGGTATTGCCG